AGTCTTCAATAATATTTCTTCTAGACCAAACAGGCAATTGCATAAATGGTATAAATGAAGATGAACCAAGTACAACTACCTGGTGAAAAGACTTATGATTAAGCTTTAAGATATTCTGCTCTAAGAATTTCTGATAATCTCTTGCATTCGAAGCTTGGTTGATAAGATTACCATTTTGATATATCTCAAACTTCCCAGGCTTTATTCCTCGTACAATTTTAAACTCATGACTTCCAATTGTCATCTCAACAGTTACGAGTGTACCTTTCTTATTGATACTATTAATCATTTGGTCTTTCTTGATATCCCGATGTGGTTTACCAAATAAGCCGAATGAAAGAGCGTCAAGTAAAGTAGATTTACCTGCTCCGTTCTGGCCTACGATTAAAGTTGATGGTGTTCTGTCTAGTTGTATTTTTATAGGGTCACTTCCAGTGGAAAGGAAATTCTTCCACTCACATGATTTAAAATGTATCATACTACCTCTAAGTTTTGTGCTTCAGTATATAGTTTTCTTAATTCGACTTTGATATGTTCTTTATCTAAGTCAGTATCTACAGCTTCTACATACGAATCCAAGAGTTCATTAGTATCTTCAAGGGATATTTTCTCGTCTTCTACGCTTTCTCCCAGATACTCTTCAAAGCTTTCTGCTATCTTGAGCTCATATGTTTCTATATTCTGTAATCTATCAACAAACTTATCAAACATATATAAGTCATTTTTATTTATAACAATCAGCTTTATGAAATGTTTTTCAAACTGACTGACGTCTAATTTATCATAATCAACTTTAGTATCGTCGTATATGACTTTCTTAAATATGGTTATAGGATTTCTTACAGCTTCGATTTCTCTTGTTTCAGTATCTAGTACGTGGAAATACTTTGGGTCGTCTACGTCAGCCCAGGTGAATTCCATTTGAGAACCGAGATAAGTCACATTGCCTTGACTTGATTTAGTATGAAAATGTCCTGATAGAACCATCTCAAATCTCGAGAATACATCAGCATTCATACCATGTGGATTAGGCATCCCTGCCATCATGTCGAATCCTTTCAATTCCAAATGCGCTCCTAATATTGGAGCTTTACATTTCATTGCCCACTTTGTATACTCTGCATAATTAGAATTATTAATCCAAGGTATAACTGCAACTCCAAGTCCATCGTAATCTAATACAGTTGGCTTCATTACAATATTTACGTTAGAAGTAAAATATCCTAATAGTTCTTTCAAAGAACAAAGTTCATTTGTGTTCTTGAAGTATACGTCGTGGTTCCCAGGGATGATATCCATAGTGATACCAGCTTCTCTCATTGGTTCAAGGAAATGTTTTCTATTGGTATTAAGAGCTTTAAAGTTAACAAACTTTCTATGTTCGTAATAATCTCCTAAATGCAAGATATGTTTTATGTCATGCTCTTTCAAATAAGGAAAGAATATATCCTCATAAAATCTACCTTGATACTTTAAAAATATATCACTGCTATTTCTGACACCACAATGAGTGTCATTTAATATTGCTACCTTCATAGTGCTCGTTGATTTACTGCTTGAGCTTGTTTAGATAATCGAATCATTCTTCGATTTGCTCTTTCTATTCTTCTATGTGATATCTTTATCTTTAACATAGCTCTTGCAATCATTTCGAGATGTGGCTTTCTTTTCTTAGCCTTTTCAAATCTCTTAGACGAAATTATGTTATTTCGATTCTTTTGCTTAGTTGACATTTTCTTCATAAAATTCTAACTCCTGTTGCCAATTTTGTTTATTAGATTCATAGTTTGGCGAATTAAGTTGACATATAATAAGTCTTCCACCGTCCATATCTAATCTAATACTATCTGTTTTAAACATACCACCATTCACATCATGAACAATAGCATCAATAGTACCATTTTTATCCTCACAAGGAAGATTGTTTATTAGTTTTATTAATTCTTCCTTTCTCATTACATAAAGAGCTCGAGCTTTTCTTTCTCTCGCTTTTTCTCTTCTTTTGCAAATTTCTTAATTGCGTCATCTTTAGTACGAATAGTACCAATCCTTTGTCTTAACGTGTCGACATAAGCCATTGTTTGTTCTGCGCCTTCGTTATCCATACCCATTGCAACAAAATCTTCAATACCCATCTTTTCGATGAATTTGAACTTAATATCTTGTTGTTTCTTTTCTTTAGTTATTCTACGAATAAATGCAAAATAACAAATTTGAGTAAAGTATGAAAATGCATTAGGTTTACCAGTTCTTGTAGCTGTTTCTATATTATAGTTAGCTATAGCTCTTAAGCAATTTTCTACAGCATCCATAACCATTTCTTCTCGATAAGTATATCGAACAAAGTTAGGTCTATGGGAAAGTCCTTCTGCAATTCTTATAAAGCATTTTGCAATATAATCAGTCACTTTAGGTACTTGTGTATCGTTATCTCTTGCGCTTCTTGCTGAAACTGCATAATCCATAACTGCTTCAGAGAATTCTCTGTTATTTACGTAGTGCGGCTTTTCTTTTGGCTTTAGTTTTTGTGCCATAATTATTCTCCATAATGTTATATTATATCATAGTTTGGGCCAAATGTAAACATATTTTTTTATTTAAATTATTTTCACTTTTTGGTGAAAAAGTCCTTTACATTTAGTGAAAAGTATGATATAATAATATAGTCATCCGGGAGGATAGAGGTATACTAGATTTAATGAATAGTATAATCCTTATCCGTCTCAGACAACGGTATTCCATCTTCAGCATAATCATTAATAAGACGATTCTCGTACTCTTCTAGAAGTTCAGCATCGCTCTTAGTATGTATCTGTTGAATGGGTTTATCCATCTTAAGAGCAAACTGCACATACGTATCTTTGATAGTCTCTGCTATAGGTACGTGTTGTATAATACTACTCTTAAGTACTTTAAATGTTTTTGTATCGCTAAAAGGAAACCATGCGCTAAACTGAACTCCACCCAACACACTTGGATGCAGTCTAACTGGTCTTTCAATTATATAATTATCATCATTAGTGTTAGCAACGAGACCGATTATCTCCTCGCCATTCATTAATTTAAAGTGTCTTATATTAAGTCCTTCCATATTATATATTTATATCAAACATTTTGTAATTGAACCGCTCTTTTGAATATATTTTAATTCTTTCAGCGGCATGTTGTAGGGTATAATTCTTTTGATTTTTCCAATGTAAGTCATCAGCTATATCGTATATTTTAGTATCTTGTCCGTCTTCACTCTTCCTCAACCCTCTCCCGATTGATTGAAGGACTCTAATTTGACTTTTACTTGGAGAAGCAAAGATAATGTTATGTAAATTCCTAATATTAATACCAGTGCTAAAAGTTCCAATGGAAGCAACAATAATGGCGTCCTTTTCTTTCTCAGTAATCTCACGGACGGATTCTCTCGTGTCGACATCTGTTTCTCCTGATACATAAAATAGTTTCCTACCTTTCGGCATTTTAGTCTTTAATAAGTTATGCAATGGTTTACCATGCTTATCTACATAATTAAAAAGAATCAAGGTATTACCTGTTTGGTCTAAAGCTAAATTGCTTATAAAGTTATTTCTTGGTTCATACCTTACAATAAAATCTAATTCTTGCTGGTATTTCTCTTTAACAATCTGTTTACAGTACTCTTCTTTATACTTTAATATTAATATATTTATATCTAATTGACTTAAATCGTCGTTATCCATTAATTCTTTTGTAGTAGTCACCTTATATACTGGACCAAACAATCCTTCTAATACGAGCTGATGAGTTTGAGTTCCATCTAACGTTCCAGTAGTACCAATACGGTATTTAGCTTCAGTACATTTTTCTAATATAGTTGTCAATGACTTAGCTTTAAAATTATGAGCCTCATCTCCTACAACCATACCAAAACCGGCAAACCAAGATTGTGGTAATTTATATACTGACTGCCAAGTTGATATAATAACTCTCTGATTTATATCATGTTTCTCTCTACCAGAATATATTCTATGACAATTTTCGGCATGAGACCATTTATCCTTCGAAGAATAGTCTCCGAAATCAGAATACATTTGCTCTACCAATGATGTAGTAGGTACTATAAGCAAAACATTACCATCAAAAACATCAAGGTAGTATCTTATGGCTAAATATATGATTAAACTCTTTCCAGAAGCAGTAGGTGATAGCAATAAAGATTTCTCTTTCGAAAGCGTGTGCG